ACCGGCCGCGAACAGGGTCTCGATGTCGGGGAGGTGGACGTCTTCTGCGGCCGTAGGCTCCAGCAACACAACGCGCCCGTTCACCCGGAAGTCGAGCAACGTCGGTCCATCAGTGCCGAAGATCCCGCCGCCGCCGTACTGCGTCAGCTCGGACAAGGCTTCGTTCCGATCGCCTGTCTCGACGGCTTGCGCTTCCTCGACGAGACTGATCGCGTATTCAAGATTTCTGTGCTCCGTGAAAGCCGTAGCGCCTAAGGCATCCGCGGACTTCGAAAATCGCACCTGAACGCGGAACGTGCAGCCTGCGGTAACTGTGTGGGTGTCCGCCGGTGCTGTCAAGAACGACACTCTACCGATCTGGTGGTCGACCACGAAGTCTGTACCCTCGACGACAGGGGACCCATTGACTTCGACCACGACCGACCCAGGAACCGGGTGCCGCACACGCCGCGTCAGCTCGTAGGCACCACCAACCTCGTAGGTTTTGCGCAGTCCGAATTCCGTTTTAGCCCCTGTGCCGGTGCCGATCGAGACGTCGTCGGCCGCGGGGGCGCTGACATGGTCTGCCGCGGTGGTGAAATCGAACGGGTCGCGGATCAGGAATGAATGCGCCGATCCGCGGCGCAACATGATGAACTCGTGCAGTCGTTGCGCGGCGTCCTGGTCCAACTCCTGGCGGACTTGATACTGCCGGCGGGCCTGCGTGTACCGCTGAAACCTCACAGCTTCGACGCCGGCTTGGTCAGCTTTGTACGCCGTCGAATGCCCGGGGCCCGCGGCGGAACCGTAGCCCACGAAATCGTCATCGAATACGTCGCTGTGGAACCCCATTACGTCCAGTCCTGCGAGCCCATCGACCCGTCCACGGAACCGGATCTAGAGGTCTGGAAAGAGCTATTGCCGAAACCATCGCTGGACGCGGCGCTGCCGGCCATTTGCTGGAAAGCGCGTTGAATCGCCATTCGCGCAAACTGTTTGACGAGATCCCGCAAAACTTCTTGCAGCTTGCGCCCTTCGATCACGATATCTGCAAAGGCATCAGCAGTCATCGCGAGAGCTTGGCTACGTTCCTGATACGCCCTGTTCGTTTCCTCTGCGGCTTTTCGCAGCTCACGTTCTTGCGCGATCTGGATTTTCGTGGTGTCCGCCGCACTGGGTAGACCCCCAGGGTCCGACGGCACCGGGCTCAGACCCCCGGGGCGTGGGACGTCGGATCCAAAAGGCGAACGGAACGGCGGGCCTGACGTATTCGAAATTTCCTGCATCCGCCGCAGGCGTTGCTGTTCGTACGAGTTGGCGGTACTCTTTTTTTCCAGTTCTAGTATGTCTGCCCGGGTTAGCGTTTCCGACTTCGGTGCGACATCATGTTTGCCGAACTCGATGGGTTGTCCAGGCACTGACGTGGCCGGTTGGGGCATCCGTAAAAAACTTGGGTTCAATGTAGCGGCCGACAGTAGGAAGGAATATTTCGCCACCAAGGCAGTCGCCGTTTCCTGCTCCGCATTCAGCTCTTTCCAAAGGTCTCTTAGCGCCGACATACCGCCGGAGATCGACCCAGGCTCACCTCCGGTCCCGAGCAGCCGCAAAAAGTCGGTGCCTTGATCGGTGACTGTTTTGAAGCCCCATTTGAGTCCGCTGTCGCCCGCGCCGAGGAACAATTCTTCCCACGCGGATTGCAAACCTTTGATCGAACCTTCCAGCGTGTTGTTCATCCGCGCCGCGCCCGAAGCGCCCGACGCCATGGCTTCCTGATCCCGGATACGTTTTTCGAGCAGCGGTGCGGTCTGTGCCAGAATCACGCCGGCACCGGCGGCGCGCGTGTTGAATAGCACCGTAGCCTGCTGCACGGTCATCTCGGCTTTGCGCAGCCGCTCGAATACCGTCGCCAAGTCGTTGGTGATCGGGTCGAGTTTTTCCATCGATAGACCCATGTCCTCGATGACTTTCTTGGCTTCCGATGTCGGCGCGATCAGGGACAGCAAGATCGTGCGCAGACCAACACCCGCCATGCTCGCCTGGATACCGCGATCGCCGAGCAGGCCGATAGCCACCGACGTCTCCTCGACGCTGCGCCCTAGCGCGCCCGCGATGGGCCCGGCCATCTTGAGTGCTTCGCCAAGCTGCTGAACGTTGGTGTTAGACTGGTTCGTCGTCCGCATCATCGCGTCGACGACACGCTCGGTTTCCCGGGCGGCAAGACTGAACTGACCGAGCACGTTCGACGCGAGATCCGCCGAAGCCCCCAGAGCCATGCCCGACACCGCGGCGAGATTCAGCGTATGCGGCAGCGCTTGAATGGCGCTCGACGCGTTGAACCCGGCGCGTGCCAGGAACGTCAAACCTTCCGCGGCTTCCGTTGCGGAGAACCGGGTCGTTGCGCCGAGCTGCCGCGCAACCGCGTGCATCCTTTCGAACTCCTGCGTTGTGGCGTTGGTGACCACTTGCAGGGTTGACATCTCGTATTCGAAAGCGGCGATGGTGCGGATAGCGTCGCGAAACACCTTGATGGCCAGACCGATTGTCGCGAAGCGAGCAATCATCTTGCCGATTCGCTTTTCGGTGCTCACCGACGCGCCGCCAATCTTGTTCACCGAATCCGTCAGCTTCCTCGCGGCGCGCGCACCTTCCTCGGCGCCTGACGTCATCTTGCGCGCGTCGATTGCCGCGTTCAGTGTCGCGTCGTTAGCCATCTACTTCTTTGGTCCGCGCTGATATCGACCGGCGAAACACGCCGTCAAGTTGTTTGAGGATCCATCGAAAGTCCGCGCGCTCTTCGGCGTCTTCAACGTCGTTTTCGTCCAGCCACTGCGTGATCGACGAATACGCGATGCCGCCGACAGCACCCATTCCGACGGCGCGATCATCGAGCAGCTCGGTGAACGCGTCCCAGTAGACGTGAGACGCAGACTGCAAAGGCTCGAAGTCCTTTGCGTACTCGGTCTGTTCGCCTTTGCCTCGTGCATCGAGTTTTGCCTGACGCTTGCGCGCGGTTTTGGCCGCGAGCGACTCACCCCCCCAGCGCGTCAGCCAGCGGAGGTGCCGTTCGAGTTTCCCAGGATAGCTTGCCGCGCTCGCTGCTTGTGCTCGGCGATCGAATGCCCCAACGTGCGGACCCACAACGTGAAGTCGGCGAACGTTGGATCCGCGAGGATGATCCGTCGGTCTTCGACACCGACGAAGCAGACTTCCCCCGCGTCGTCCTCGATCGCGATATGGTGTTTGTCGTCCGTTTTCCAATCGACGATGTAGTCCTCGGCTTGATCGATCTCGATCTCGTCGTTCAGTTCGTCGCGGTTCGACAGCGCAGCGAGGTTGCCGCGCACCGTGTCGAGTCGCTCACGCTCACGCTTCCGCGCTCGCTTTTTGTATTCGGGTGACAGCGCATGCAGAATGCGCACACTGATACCGGCTTCGTAGGGGAACCAGATCGCGTCGGTCGGGAGTCGGGTAAGGGTCGTCATGAGGTTTCGGGGTTGAGGGGCTGCGGGGCTGCGGGGCTGCGGGGCTGCGTGGCTAGGCGAATACCCAAACGCGGATCATGTTCTCGCCGCCGGACACCTCTTTCTTGGCCGACCACGACAGGCGGGCCTCGATGTCCGCATCTTTTCCGCTGCTGCTGTCGTCGCCGTCGGTGTAGTTGATGAGGGGCACCTCGAAGGCATAGGCGAGCGCGCCGTTCACGAACTTGTAGACGACGCCGGTATCCGTATGCGCCAAATACGTATCCATGTGGGTGCTGTCTTCGTAGAGCAGCGTGATCGCCCCGGTGACGGTCTGCGTGCCCTGCCCGTGCGACTTGTGCCCGAGCACAGTCGCGACTTCGCGTGGGCGTAGGTTGCGAGAAAACGTCAGGTCGAAGCTGACTGGGTCGTATTCGGCCGACCCCCCGAGCACCGACGTGACATCGCTCGGGCTCGCGAACGGTGCCGCGGTTCCTTGAGCAACGTAGGAAGAACCCAACGACACCGTTGGGCGGCTCTCGCCGTCGCGGACTCCGATCTCGTCTTTAATGAGGAAGTCGAAATCAATCATCACCATACCTTTTGAGGTGACGCGGAGCTTGAACCCGTTGACCGAGCACCCCCTCCACCCGGAATAGTCGTTCGCTAGATCGGCTTTCTGCTTCTCGATCGTGAAGCTCGCTGCCGTCGTTACCGCGGTGTTCGCGCGCGACGTGCCGGGTTGGAGCGTTTTGCCGGCTCCCGCGATCTCGGCAGTCAACGACTGTTCGACCGTCGTGATCGTGCCTGCCGCGACGGTAGCGACCTTGAAGACGTTGTTGTTGCCTGGGGTGGTCCAACCGTGCATCAGGATCATGTCGCCAACCGCGATGCCTGCGGGCGATACGAAGCCGTTGCCGCTGTCAGTGATCGTACCCGCGCCAGTCACGGCGATCGTGCCGGCGATAGCGGCCGCGGGCGTTGCGAACGCGGCTGACCTCAACGCAGCTTCGATCATCTCTTCAATGCCGGGGTCTACGGACATCTCGTGCATGATCGTGCCGCCCCCGCTGACTCCCGTACGCCGGTTGTCCGCGACCTGCGCATCGCCGCGCAGTTCTCCGCTGCTGATGCTCTCGACGCTCGTCTTGAGCGTATCGCCCGTCGCGCGCATCCTTCGGTAGGCGCCGCCGAAGGTTTCACCGAACGCCGTCTCAAGGCCGTACGCGTACTTGACACGATCTGAGGTCGCTTCCAGGGCCATGTTGTTTTCCTCGACTAGCTTAGCTGTCGTGTTCGAACGGCATCTCGACGTTGAGCTGCCACCACTGACCGTCACGCCCGACGCCGAGCGTTTGCAGACTAGGGGTGTAGAACCGTATACCGTCAACGCGCACGTTGCGGAAGACGTCGGCGACCCAATCCACGATTTCTAGACCCTCCTGGTCGCCGCTGCTGACCGGCACGAACACGTTGACGATGGCGACGCCGACAGTGCGGTAACGTGGTCGCGAGCCTTTCTCGAACGTGTCGCCGGTCGTCTCCAGGATCGTAAGTCGGACCCACTTTGCGCCTTCGGGTTGCACGAAAGGCGCATTGTCGAACTGGGTCGGGATGCTGCGCGCAGTGGTAATCTGCGCGTAGAAGTAGCTGCGAATCGCGTTGCCTACATCCACGTCGCCCGAAGAAATAGCTGCCCGCGCCCCTACCGGGCTTTGGTCGGTGGCGTCTTTCGTGAAGGGCACGCTGACTCGCAGTCCGTACTGCCGGCCGCGCCTCGGCACCGGTGAAGACGTCACCGGCCCGTAGCGGACTTCGGAGGCGACGATTCCTTGGTAGGCATCGCGCACCGCGACGGCGATCGTGCGCACGCCCGTGTCGCCAACTTCCAGGTCGTCCCAGACGGTCAATTCGACGCGGCCGCGCATGCGGAAACGGTAGATCCCCCCGACCGTGATCGCTTCGCTATCGGTGTGGTTGGTCGCAGCCTCGACCCACAGCCCTGAATAGGGCAACACCTCGGCTTCATTCGGGTATACGACCGTCAGCCCGAGCCGCTGTTCGATACGCGCAGCGATGTGCAGCCGCAGCAAGTTGGTCAACTTCTCGTAGTGTCCGCGGTTGACTTCGCTAGGGTCGATGAACGAGAACGCTGTCCCCGCGATTGCGGAGGCGGGCGTCGAATACGCGCCCGTTCCAGGGATCGTGACGACACCGGATCCGACGATCGTCGACATCGGCGTTTTGAACGCCGACGAACTGCGGACAACCGCTGTCATCACGCCCGCGCCCGCGATCACGGATGGCGGTGTCGAATAGGCGCCAGCTCCGGCGTTCGACACCCCGGAGCCTACACCCCCGATCGTCGACGCAGGAGTCCCGTATGCGCCTGTCGCCACGTTCGTCGCCACGCCGGCGCCTGCGATCGCTGACGCGGCGGTCGAGTAAGCGCCTGCCCCGAGGTTGCCCGCAGGGCCCGTAGCTGAGCCCGTGCCTACGATCGTCGATGCCGGCGTCGCGTAGCCGCCAGACCCGCTCGGGGCCGACGGCGCGACGCCGTACAGGAATCGCCACAGTTTGTTCGGGCTGCGCGCGGGCCACTGTCCCGGCTCACCCGCCGGGTCCCACACCATCTGCCCCAGAATACCGCTCAGCTTCGCCTGTTCATCGACCGTCAGGTCGCCGAATCGGTTATTCCACAGATAGAGCAACGCGATAGGGCTATTGAGCCGTGAGGCCGAACTATTAGCCCCCGGAACGTCGGGCGTGCCGTCGACACCTGCGTTGTAAGGACACTTCCAGATAACGTCGCCTGTAGCGCTGATCTCGAAGTACCAACACTTGAGGACCCACACGCCTATATCAAAGAGCAGCGCGCGGATCGCGGCTTTGCGGGCTCCGTCGAGCGGAAGCTGCAACGCCTGGATCAGACCCATCGCCCAGAGGCCGTGCATGAACACCGAATTTCCGGTACCCGTCTGGTCCTGAATTGGGATGCTGTTGACGAGGTGATCGGCTAGCTGAAAATCGATACTCGTTTTTAGTTGCTGAAGTAGATACTGGTCGCCGGTGAGTTGATACGTCTGCGTCGCGGCAGCGACGCGGCGTCCTCGGGCGCGTGGGACGCTCAAAGTCGTGGTGCCGAGGGATAGACCTTTCTCGACTACCGTCTCGGCGCCCTGCCAGATTTCTGCGACGTGCAGGACTAGCCAGTAGAGCCCAGGGTCTCGGTGGCGGGCGACTGCCTGACACAAACCGTTGACGCCCCAGTGCTGGCCGTCACCACCCATGTAACCGTCGTATTCGTGACGCGCCGGGCCGACCGTATGCGTTTGCTGGCTGCTAGAAGGCGCGACGAACCAGTTTTGCCCGTTTTTGTATCCGGTAGATCGCGGATCGGGTCCGATGTCCTTCAACACGAGTTGACTGTAATTCGGATCGCGGATGCTCCACAGGCGTCCGTCTGAGTAGACGATGTGCGATGACCTGTGGGCAAATCGTTTCATGTTGTCGAACAGCGACGGCTCCCGACGATTGCCTTGGGCCGCCCACACGTCAACGCCGAGGATGTTGATCCCCATATCGCTGTGGTCTGATGTGCTGGACGTATCCGCGTGCGCTAGATCCGACTCCCAAAACGCGTTGTAAGCTGCGCTAGTGGCCCAGTGCGCTATTTCCCGGTCCAGCACGTCGCGACGTTCTGCGTCCGACATCGTGCGCGGAAGCCACGGAGGATCGGGCGGCTCCCCGTGCATCGGGATCAGGGGTCCCTCGATCGTGATATTCTCCACGACTCCCGGCGTCCATACCCCGAGCGCGCTGAATACGATTCGCGAGCGCTCCAACATCGCGGTGGAGTTCAGCACGTGGCCGTCGCCTCCGAGTTGCGGGCACTTCCAGTCGAGGCAGTCCACGCCGCCCAGCGACAGATTGCCTGGGATCGTTGTGAGGTTGGTCGGTTGCAGCCCTGAGGTCGTGGCGAATCCCCAGTAGTGGATTCCCCAGATGTCGATGAAAGCCGCCGAGGCGTGTTCCTCAACCCGCACGATCAACCTCAAGCCTCGCAGCTTGTTCCCGGCGGCCGCCGACGCATCGTCGCGCCGCGCCCATGCGATATAGTACTGGTGATTGTTCGACTTGCCAGGAGGCCCCTCCCAAGGCTCGAAATTGGTGAGCGCGACGCCCCCCTCCCAAGTCAGCGCAGCCTCGAAATAGTCGAGGTTGGCTACCAGTAGCGGGTGTAGATTGGCGGGCTTAATTACGCTCACTGGATGCGCACCTTGTAGACGATGTCAAAGTTCTGCGCGCGAATCGGCAGCAATTCGACTACCGCGTATATCTGAGATTCGATTTCGACGGTGGTGATCCCAGGCAACGGGCGGAATCCGAGCAGTTTCGCGGACACGAGGAGCGCGATGTCGGATTCGGTCGACGTCAGCGCGTCGACAAGGGATTTCAGTGTGCCCGACACCACGACTTTGCACGTCACCGACGTCGTGCCGGTTTGCGTCACGCCACCGCCCGTTGGGGAATACTCCTTTTTGATCG